GCGGGTCACGGCGGCGAGGTGCTTGATGTCGTCCTGCACGGCCGAGAGGATGCCGTTCAGGTCGACCTGGCCGGACTCCCATACCTCGACGGCGGCGGGCAGCAGCCACAGCGCGCCGGGGTCGGACTCGAACATCTCGTCGTAGTCGATCGCCTCGCCCGCGCGCGGGTGGTCCTCGGGGTAGACCCTGGGCAGGTCGCCCTTGATGGCGCGCTGCCGGAAGGCCTGCATGGTCGCGATGACCATGCGCTGGAGGATCATGTGGTTGATCCGGTCCAGGACGTCGATGTGCCGCTCGAACTCCGAGATCCCGCGCCGGTTGCGAAACCGCACTACCGGCACCCGGCGCGTCTTGAGCGGCTGGCCGTCCTCCCCGCCGGCAGGCTGATACCAGGACCAGGACTGCTGGTCCAGGCGCACGGCTCCGCTGCGGGCCGCGAACGGGCGGAAGGCCACCCACCGGCGCCCCGCGCTCTCCCCGGGTGCTGCGGGCCGCCACAGCATCGCGTAGTCGCGGTTGACGATCGGGTCGCGCCAGAACTTCGCCGCCGCGATCACACGCGACTGGCGCACCGGGTCGTGGATCGTGACGACCTGACGAGGGTCCTCCCCCGTGATGAACACGTCGTTGGGGTCCTCGTCGTCACGCCCGATGATCATGTACCCGTCGCCGAGGCCGAGCATCGACTCGAGCACATCGGGCAGCTCGACCTCCAGGCCGTTGGCCCGGTAGATGCTCCACGCCTGCTCGTCGCCGTGGTACGACGTCGACTTCACCGCGGTGTGGATCGCGCGCACCTTGAGGCGCTCACGGACCGACTCCACGATGAGCTCGGCGAGGTTCAGCCGCGCCTTCTTCCGGAAGATCTCGTAGGCCTTCCGGGCGTTCGGGGCGTCAGTCGGCAGCGGCGGGTCGTTGTCCAGGGAGGACTGCAGGAGCTTCAGGCGCGGGGGCCGACCAACCAGCTTCTCCTCACACTGCTTGAGCCACCAGCCCGGGGAGTCCACGGTCGTCAGGTCGAGGGGCACGTCACCACACCCCTTCCTTGATCAGCCTCGCGGCGATGGTTCCGACCAGGTCGCCGACCGCGTAGCAGAGCACTTCCTCGTCGTCCATGTCACCGCCCGCATCGAACGTGACGGCGTGCTGGCGCGCGTAGAGCGCGATCGCCGCGTGGGTGCACTCATGGGCGAGAGTGGCTACCCCGTGTTCGGGGAGCATGCGGAGAACGCCGGCGTAGTGCGGCGCAGGATCGGTCACCCCGCCTTCGTCGTTCGTGCCGACGCGGAAGGGTAGCGAGTGGAAGCACGCCTCGCTTTCGCGGTGGTCGTTCTCCCAGCCGCGCTCGGTGGCATAGCGCACGGCGTGCTCTTGCAGCTGGGCGCGGGAGTCATGAACGATGACCCAGATCCAACCCGGGGGTGACCATGGGTGCGTGGTGCGCGCCGCGAAACGGAGCATGTTCATGGCCTCCCGGCAACCGTCAGCGGATCTTCATGGGGACCTGGCTGGCGGTGGGCTTGGACGGCTGGAGGCCGCGCTTGCGGACGTCGAGGCATGCGAGCCACGACAGGACCGAGGCCATGGCGAAGTCGAGCTTCAGCTCACGCTTGCCGTCCTGCTTGGCGAGGATCCACAGTGGCTGGCCCTCGTCGTCCTTGATCTTCAGTTCCTTCTTGCCGGCCTGGCCCAGGTGCCGCACGAGGTCATCGACCTGGTCGTCGGTGCCGACGTAGCTGATCGACCCGGAGTCGATCGCCTCGACGTAGGACCGCAACCCGTAGGCCATCGTCTTGGGGCGGTTCGTCCACCACTCCTCGACCTTGTCCGGCCAGCGGGCCGCCCAGGAACCGACGGTCTCTGTCCAGTGCGGCGGATCGAAGAACCCGAGCGCCACGTCCCAGGTCTTCATGATGTGCTCGAGCGTGGCGGTGACCTCGGCCTCGTCGACTTCCCAGTCCTCGACGTCCTCGTCGCGCTCCCAGCCACCGACGAGCTGCTGACGGCCGGTGGCGACCTCGGTGATGACGAAGCCGGTCGCGTCCCGGAACCGGGCGCCGTCGAAGCCGATCGTGACGAACGCCCGCTTCGGGATGCCCAGGCCCGGCGTGGCCAGGTCGTCGGCGATGCGCTTGATGTCGAACGCCTGCGAGCCGGACTTGCGCCACCGGTTGAGCTGCGTCCGCTCCCAGTACGCCTTGTCGACGCCCTTGCGGTCGTAGTCCCGCGCGATGCGCTCGATCTGCCCGGGTCCGTACTCACCGGCGGGCCCGCGGGCCTCGGCGACGGCCTCCATGCGCAGCTCGACGGTCGACAGGTCATCGTGGTGGTCGCCGGCCCACCGGGCGAAGAAGAACAGCGACGGGTCCTCACGGAGCCCCTCAGCGATCTCCTCAGCCTCGGCCCGCACGTCCTCCTGCACCGAGTTCTGCCCCGGCTGGCCGGCCGTGGACGTGTAGAGCGCCCACGGATCCTCCAGCTGCCGCTTGGTGAGGTTCTGCATCATCGTCTCGTGCGCGGCACGCGACGACGGCAGCACCAGGCGGTGCGGCTCGTCGAAGTGCTGGAACGTCGTCAGCGCGCCATCACGAGATGACGGCGCACCAGCGACCGGGAGCGCCTTCCCGTCCTCCTGGCCGCGAGCGCCGAGGCGCAGGATGCGGTCCAGGGAGACGTCGAAGAGGTCTCCGTCGGGGCCTTCCTCGACGACGTAGCGGAGCACGGCGTAGGCGAGGTCGGAGACCTGGCCCTCGGTGACCGCCATCATCGGGATGTACGGGAAGTCGACCGGGCGTCCGACCGGCTGGCCGTAGGCGTCGAACCCGTCGCAGCGGACCGGGCCCTCGGGGTGGAGCTCGGCGAAGGCGACCCAGGCTGCGAACTCGGTCTTGGCGAGGCCCTTGGCCCACTCGATGGCGCCGCGCTGGAAGCGGCGTTGTCCGGCGAGGCGGTGGCCTTGGGGGAACACCTCGTACAGGCGGTAGAGCGCCGCGACCTTCTCGGGGTCGAGCTTTGCGGGCCTGCCGGCGAGGGATCCGGGGCCGAAGACGGCCCTTTCCTCGATGAAGGCCTTGAGCTGCGGGCCGAGGGTCGGGAAGGAGAGGTCGACCTCGGGGACGATGAGCGTCGCCACAGTGGCCCGCTCAGGCCATGTTCAGGACGTTACGCGGGTCCTCGCTCGGTGTCGGCTGCGGTGCGCCGCCGTGGTCCTGGCCGGCGCGGCGGCGGTCGCCGCGTGCGCGGGCCTCGTCGGCGACCTCGATGGTCCACTCCAGGCGGCGGCGGTCGTAGGGCGTCATGCCGAACAGTGCCCGCTGCTGCCGGATCTCCGCTGCGCGGGAGACGGTGGGGTTGCGCCAGTACCGGTCGTAGAGGTCGGCGAGGATGTAGAGCTGGTGGATGTCGGACGGGTCGTACTCCGAGGACATCGGCGCCACCCACAGCGCGTCCCACCAGTCGCGGGTGACCTTGAGCCACCGGATCTTCTTGCCGTCCTCGTCGAACCGCTGCGTCGGCAGCGGCGGGACGTAGCGCTCCTCGTCGGGTCCGACGGCGCGCAGGGTCGCCGCGGTCGAGGCCGCGTTCCGGCGGCGACGCGTCGAGGGGTGCTTCTTCTGCGCGGGCACGATGACCTCCCATGTCGGGACGAGATGACCTCGTCCCCCTGGCGGGTCAGAGGTCAGAAGAACGCGGAGAGGTCCACCAGGCCACCTGGCCGGTAGACGTTGCGGGTGACGGTGATGTAGCGGTCGGTGGAGTACGCCTCGATGCCGCCGCGCGCGCGGCCTGGCTGCTCGGGTGCGGTGCCCCAGATGTGGAGCCCGTCCCCGGAGGGTGAGATCTCGGTGTAGGCGCCGGTCGTGGCGGCGAGCACCTGCCGAGCGAGTGCGTTGGGTCGGCCGCGGACGTCTAGGCAGTGGTCGATGTCGAGGCATGCGACCCCGTCACCGAGGACGAAGCCGAGTCCGGTGCCGACCTTGGATCGGGCGGCTCGAGCGTGATCGGTCCACGTCGCCGGGTCGGTCGAGGACGCGAGCTCGCCGCGGATGGTGAGCGGTCGCTTCGCGGCGTCGTGGCGGACCCAGCGGGCTTGCGAGCGCAGCTCGGTCGGGAGCCGGCGAGCGCGGTGGAGGGCGGTGCGGCAGCGAGTGGAGCACGTGCGGCGCGGTCTACCGACACCGGCGATCGGTACCTTCCGGCCGCAGTTCTCGCACTTCCCGAGCATGTCCCTAGCGTACCGGATACGTAACGAAACTAACGGCTGACCTGCGCGTTTATCCGCTCGTAGATCCGTCGCCCTCTGCGGTGATTTCAGCGCGACGGCGGCGCCAGAGACCTGGGAACCGTACAAGGCGCTCCACCGGACACGGGGGCGCGAATCCGCGTGATTCCGGGGCAAAGGCCTGGGAACCGTACAGACGATTTTGGCCAGAGCATCCCCGTGGGAGAGGGATGGCGGGGGGAGGGGGTCCCCCACCCCCTCCGTTCAGATCGGTGGCCGCGGCGAGGTCGAGACCTGGCCGACGACCCTCGCCGGCGCGCCCCGTCGGCGCTTCGCTGCCTTGGTGGTCGCGTGCCGTCCGGTCTTCTCTCGGTGGCACGGCCCGCAGGCCGCTTGCCCGTTCGCGAGCTCGAACTCAGGACCGCCGTCAGCGACAGGGATGACGTGATCGGCCTCAGTCGCAACGCCGACGCAGCGTCGACCGCGGATCTGGCACACCCCGCGGTCACGCTCGAGCACGGCGTCACGCCAGCGACGGTGCTCGGCGGTGCTCGTGCGCGACCAGCCGCCGGACTTCCACCCGACGGGCTGGTGGGAGGGGCAGTAGGAGCGACCCACCACCCGGGTATCGCATCCGGGGGTGGCGCATTGTTTGGGGGCCCGGGGCATCGTTCACCCCCTGGGGGTCATTCCGGGAGGGGGCCGGGTATATCAGGTCAGGGGGCCTGCGTGTCGAGGGGCCCGGGTATGCGAATGCCGCCCGGGGGGTATTCCGGGCGGCATCTGGGTACGACTGACGACGGCTCCATGTTACAGCCCTCGCACCCACGTCGCGCAAGCGCCCCGCTACGGCGTGTCTGCGCCTCGCTGTTGGCCGTGCAGAGTCGCCGCGCGTCCGGACACGTGGCCCGGGTTCACGAGCCCCACAGCCTCAACCATGCCCAGCCACCCGGGCCAGTCCGGCCCCAGCTGCGTGCCCCGCGCCGCCTCGGCGTACTCCCGCACCGCTCGCTCCGCACGCCCGTAGCTGTAGCCGAACTCGACGAGCCGTGCGACGGCGTCACGACGAGCCTTCCGCTGTGCCCACTGGTGGCCCTTGGTGCCCTTCATCCGGGCGTAGTGCGCGGCCTTGCGCTTGGCCGAGATGTCGTCCCAGCTCATGACGCGCGCTCCTCTCCACGACCGGGGCGAGCCATCGCCGTGATGTCGGCCAGCCGGTAGACAGTCTGCCCGAGCACGTCCCGGCCGCGCTCCGGAAGCCGGCGCACGTACTCGGTCGGCGCGGGCGGACGCTCCTCGCCGTCGCCCAGCTGAGCGACGTGCTCCTCCCACTCCTCGAGCGCCTCCTCGTACTTCCGGCGGCGAGAGCGGTCGCGGTGCAGCCAGACGCGGATGGTGTCCTTGCCGAGCTCGCCGGCAAAGATCGACGCCGCCTGACGCTCGGTGACCAGCGCCTCGGGGTGGGTGTCAGGCATGGCGCGGAGGTGCTCTCGGTTGACGAACGCGAGGGACTCGCCGTCGCCCCACGCCATGTCGCAGCCGGTGCACTTGCGGACCTCGGACAGGCCGCCCGGGTCGGTGGGGGTGCGGTCGCGCCAGAAGCGGACGACGTCGCCGCCGCAGAACACGCACGGGGTGCGCTCGAGCTCGGGCACGTCGGCCACGCCGGCGGTGTGGGACATCCGGGAGTGCAGGGCCCGGAGGGCGGCGACGTCGTCGGGGTAGGCCGGGTAGAACGACGCCGCCCACGAGTTGTGGTCACGCAGGTAGGACGTCGCCAGCCGCACCGACGGGCCATAGGGCGCCGCGGCGTCGCCACGGGCACGCCGCCAGGCGTCCTCCATCTCCGAGACGACGGCGGCCGCCGACGGCGGGTCGGACTCGTGCTGGTCCTCCGGGTGCCGGTTGCCGCGCGCGTCGGCCGTCACCGTCGAGGCGGTGCCGCCGGCAAGGATCGCCAGGGCGTCCCCGCCCGGGAGGATGACGTCGTGCGCCGAGGCCGGGCCGGTGCGGTCGTAGTCGATCCCGGTGATGGTCTTGATCGCGTCGGGCAGCTCACGGTAGAGCCGCTCGATGTCGGCGAGCAGCTGGGCGGCGCCACGGATGCACCGGCCGCACGTGACCCGCTCCCCGTGCCACAGGAGTCGCCCGCACAGGGCGCAGCCCGGCTCGGACGCCCCGCACTCGGAGCAGGACCACTCCCCCGGCGGAGGCAGTCGGCGGCCCTCGCCGTCGACGGCCGCGGCCCACAGGTGCTCGTGCTCGATCTGGTCAGCCACGGTCGTCCTCCTCGTTCGATGGTGCGATGTGCTCGAGGAGCGCGAGGAGCGCCCACCCGATACCGGTCAGTGCCTGGACCTGGCCGTAGTCGACCGAACCGGCCTGAGGTGCTGAGGTCAGGTGCTTACGGGCACGGTCTGCGTGATCGGTCATGAGCTGGTGGTCCTTCCTTGCGTGGGGGGTGAGGGCTTGCGCTGCTGGCCTGACCTACGACCACGACGACGACGCCTGCGAGGTGAGCGCCCAGGCTGCTGGGCTCCGTCCCTACCCGACCTAGTCCCGTCACTGCCCTTCCCGTCCCGACCCGACCCGGCATATCCAGATCCGGAAGTCCGGTGATCTGCCGGAATCTGCCGTGAGCGTCCTGGCGCGGTTTCAGGGCTGTTCGGCGGGTCGGCTGACGCCTGGGTAGGGGCAGGTTCTGCTGTCGCGTCCACGGGCTGCCAGCGGCCTCCTGGCGGGTCGCACACCGGGTCGGTGGGTGCGGGGTCCGTGGGCTCGGGCTGGGGCCGTGAGGGTCGCACTCCGGGGGCGGGTGCGGGGTCCTGGGGGGCGGGTCGCACACCGGTGGGTGCGGTGTCCGCCTCGGGGGCTCGCACACCGGCCTGGGCGGGTGCGGGGGCCGTGCCTGGCGCCGGCGTGCCGGGGCGCAGGTCCTTGGAGGGACGCGGGGGGACGGTGAGGCCGAACTGGATGAGGATCGAGCGGTGCTTCTCGAACCACTCGACGGTCGAGGTGCGGAAGTAGGGGGTGTGCGGCTGCGGGTAGGGCGGCAGGAGCTCGTCAGCGGCCGCCAGGCCGTCTGTTGGGTCCAGCCCCTGGGAGGCCTGGCCGCGGTCGCCGTTGCACTGCCTGCAGGCCACGTAGAGGTGCTCAGGGCCGGCGGCTGGTCGGCCGGGTGGCCGATGGTCGTAGGTGCCGCCACGGCCGCCCTTGCGGTCCGACCACGACACCACCACGCCGCAGTAACGGCAGGCGTCGCCGTCACGGCGGCGGACCTGCACGATCAGGGTCGGGTTGGAGTTGTCGGCCTTCTGCTGGGCCATCCAGTCCTTCTCGGCCTGCGTGATCATGTGGATGAAGTTCGCGTCGTCCTTCAACAGGAACCGCACCCGGCCCGTCGCCGTGTCGCGCTGCAGCTCGCCGTACCCGGCACGCGCCGCGAGGTGCAGCAGGCGCGTGGCCCGGTCCTTCGAGCGGGCCTGCTGGATGGCCTGGCCCATCGACACCGCGTAGTCCTGGTAGTGGACCGCCGACACCGACGCCAGGAGCATCACGTAGCCGAAGACCTCCTCCGGGGACCTGTCATCGGCGTCGTCATCCTCGAGCACCGCCAGAACGGTGCCGTTGCTCGCGGCGTCATCTCCCAGCCTGACCCATGCCATCCGGTCGGCTTCCTTCCTGTCGTGAACGTCGTGTGGGTCAGCTGCACCGGCAGTAGCCGTCGGCGGTGATGAGCGCGCCGCACGACTCGCATCGCCCGCGAGCGCGGTGGGTGTTGTTGGTCTGGTTCGTGGTCACCGGGGGGTTCCTCCTTTCGGGGGTGTGGAGGTCGCGGTGGTAGTCGCGGGGTTGGCCGTACTGGTGGCCGAGGTGGAAGTGGTCGCAGGTGGTGCAGCGGAAGACGTGGAGGGCGCGGTCGCCGAGCATGCGCTTCTTGCGTTTGGCAGCGGCGCGGGTGAGGAACATGCGCTTGCCGGTGGTGGGGCAGGTGCCGACGTCGCCGACGATGAGGCGGACGGCCTTGCCCTGGGTCGTCACGGCTGCTCACCCGCGCGGAGGCGCGCGGCCCGCTCGCGCAGCCACTTGGCGTCGTAGAGGCGGGCGTAGGGCTTGCCCATGATGTTGTCGAGCTCGCGGTCTTCGGCGGCGTCGTCGAGGGCGTCCGCGCTGACGCGGTCGTTGTGCGAGATCACGGCTTGGGCGTGCTCGCATGACTGCTCGGACTCCCACGGATCACCGCACCAGGGGCAGACGGCGCCGCCGGGCGGGACGGAGGCGTCCCAGATGCCGCAGAGGATAAGGGTGGCGGTCAGCCGGTCGAGGTCGGTCGCCTCGCCTTCTGCGGGGCGGGTGCGGGCCGTGGCGAGCAGGCCAGCGTCCGCGAGCGCCTGGGCGACGTGCCGCTCATGCTCCTGGCCGGACCAGGGACCACGCCAGCCGCCGCACTCGCACTCAGCGCCGCCGTCGTCGCGGGGAAGTTGCGTGTGCTCGGCCAGGACGCGTGCCGCGTCCTCGTCCTCCAGCAGCGGGACGTCCTCGGTGGGGCGGGTGCGGGCCGTGGCGAGCAGGCCGCGTGCCCTCAGTTGCTCGGTGACGTGCTCAGGGCCGTACTGCAACCCGAGCCCGTTGATGGGCAGCACGCCGCACTCGTTGCAGTACAGGTGCTGGCCGTCGTCCTCGCCGTTCGGTCCCTCGTGGACGAGCGTCGGCGTGTGGGCGGCGATGACCTGTGCCGCGTCATCGTCGGTGGCGGTGGTCGTCTCGGCGCGGCCAGCGGCCGGGCAGTCGGCAGCCGAGTGCATCTGTCGGATCGTCCTGGCGGCTCCGAGGTCGTGCTGGTCGCATCCGTGGTCGGTGCCGTCGTGAGTGGCGAGTCCACACGGACCCTTGGGGCAGGGGCAGTCGTCTTCGAGCCGGGTGCCGTGGAACGAGCGGCCGATGTGGCTGACGTTCCTCGCTTCGGCGCGGCCAGCGGCCCACTCCGCACCACCAGGCGGGAAGGACATGAGCGTCAGCGGGTACGGCAGCTTCTCGACGACCCGGACCGGCCACTTGTCGGTCGGGGTGTCCTCGTCCGCCCACGTCCAGGCGACGATGTCGCCGTCCTCGGTGCTCGTGACGAGCCAGGGCTGCCAGCCGGCAGCGACGACGACGTACTCGATCCCGTCCGCGAACAGGTCGTACAGGTCCTCGGCGGTGGTGATGGTGTCCCCGACGCGGGGACTCTCGGCGGTCATGGTGTTCCTCCAGGGGTGATGACGAGGCGGACGGTGCGGCGGCCGGGGGTGACGCCGCCGTAGCGGTGGTCAGGGCCGATGACTCCGACCTGGTCGTCGTCGGGCCAGCAGCCGTAGTCGGTCAGCCCGTCGATCAGGGCCTTGGTCGTCGGGGCGGCGTTGTTCGGGTCGTTCGTCCCGCCCCGCGGGTAGGTCACCCAGGCCTCCACCCGCACCGGGGTCGCCAGACCCTTCGGGAGGCCGGCCTGGCGGGCGAGGGTGGCGGCGAGCTGGCGGAGCCACTTCGTGCGGGCGTGGCGGACGCGCCAGTGGGGGCGGTGGTTCGCGTTCATCCACCACTCCTTGGGGACCTCGATGACGAGCTCTACGGCGCTCATCAGTCCTCGTTCGGGTTGCCGACCTGGACGTCGACGTTGGGGAGGATCGACTGGGGCTTGAACGCGACCCGGTAGTGGTACTCGGAGACGTCGATCGCGTCGGTCTGCTCGACGAAGTAGGTGACGTTGTCCGACAGGCCGAGGAAGTGCTTCTTGTACTCGTCGTCGCCGAGCTTGCAGGTGACCTCGAGCTGGGAGTCGGCGGCGTCGGCGTGGATCGCGCACCGGCCCTCGATGGTGAGGAGGTACTCGTCGGTGATGCCGTTGAAGAACACGACCCGGCGCTGGACCTCGAAGTTGTCGGCCGCCTCGGACAGGTTCCGAGACGCGACCTCCGAGTCACGGGCGCAGCCAGCGAGCGCGAGGGCGGTGATGAGGGCTGCTGCGGCGAGGGTGGTGGGGCGGGGTTTGTTCATGGGTAAGGTGTCCTTCGCGGTGGGTGGGTGGGGTGGTCGGCCGGTGAGCTCGATGCGCTGCTCGAGGAGTGCGTCGATGCGCTTGGCGTTCTCGGGGGTCTTGGGGCCGCGGCGGATGGCGACGATCTGCCGGTCGATGTTGCGGATGTGGTTCCGGCGGGCGATCACGGCCACGAGGTCGGGGCGCGGCATCCCGGGCGCGGGCATGGTCAGTCGCCTTCCCGGTCGTGGCGGCGGTGCTCGGTGGCGTGGTCGTGGGCGAACGCCACGGCCAGCAGGGCGAGGAGGGCGAGGCCGACGCCGATGGCCCAGTCGAGGAACTCCTGCGCGGTCACTGGTGTCTCCTGGGGAGTGCGGTCGCCCAGGCCGTGCGCCACGCGTCGGGCATGACCCAGTCGCTCTCGGTGCTGGACGCCTCGGTCAGGTCCGGGGGCGTGACCGGGGACGCGGTCGCGATGAACCGCGGCCCGACGAGGACGAGGTGGGAGGCCTTCGGGTCGTCGGAGACGGGCTGGACGTAGGCGTGCTCCTCGTAGGTCTTCGTCGCCACCACGAACTTCGCGAGCGCGGTCGCGGCGAGGGCGCGGTCGGTGGAGGGCCAGGTGGCGAGGCGGCGGGCGGAGGCGAGCATGCTGCCGATGAGGGCCGGCACGTCGGGGTAGTCGCTGGCGCTGTGGGCGGGGAGGGTGAGCTCCTGCCCGTCGAACAGGCCGCCGGCGTCGGTGATGGTCAGCTCGTTCCCGTGCGGGGTGAGCCGGACGAACGCGTCGCCCCACTGGTCCTTGTCCGCGGGCATCTTGAACACCGCTAGGAGCTTCACGACGTCGTCGACGGCGAGGTCGATCGGGTCGAGCACCTCCATGTCCAGGTGCTCCACCGGCACGGCCGCGAGCGCCGCGGTGAACCGGTCGGTGGCGGCCACGTGGGCGTTCTCGGCACCGGGGAGGATGCGGACTGCCTGGAGGGTGGGGAGTTCGGACTTGGGGGTGGCCGCGTGGGGCTTGACCGCGAGGAGGGCCTGGCGGAGCGGGAGGAGCGGGACGGTGAGGCTGCCCCGGTCGCGTCCGCTGTCGGGTCGCAGGTCGTCGGGGTCGAGGTGGTCGAGGTCGGCGGCGTTGATGACGGTCATGGCTGGTCGTCTCCCGTGGTTGGCTTCGGCAGCGGCACGATTCGCGCGGTGTTGACGTCCTTGATGGGGACGAGGCGGCCCTGCCAGACGGCGAGCACGACGGGGCGGTCCTCGTGGCCGGCCCACTCGCTCTCGCGGATGCCGCGGTCGAGGGCGCGGGAGAAGCGGCAGTCGTTGAGGTTGATGCCGGATGCCCTGCAGCGGCCGGAGTGGAGGA